CTTTACCATATCACCATGCCTGCAAACAAAACTAACGTCAAGAACTTCAGCAATTTGAGTAATGCTTTCCCCAACAGTCCAAGCAACAGGCTTAGGCTCGTTAATATTATTTTCAGATTGTGTGTCCACAATATGTAACGCATACTCCATCGCAGCCGACTTAGATCCTGGTCTGCCATACTTAGGTGTAAATTGTTTTTCATTTACAGAGGCCATTTCTTCTCTGCTTGGACGTTTTCCTTTAGGCGAGAGACCCGCATTTGAAATCGCTCGACCAATTGCGCTTGTTTCGCAGTTAGGAAGAGCAAAATTCGCATTGACACCACGATCACTAACAGTCTCACTTGCAATCCCCGTAGAGTACGGCTTCGGATCCGCTTCCGTTCTGTATAATTTACAAATAACAATGAATCGAGATTGGCTGGCCTCGACAATCTCTGTTTCCAATCTTCCATCTGGGAACTCCTTCCACCACTTGTGTAATCGTTCATCGACTGTTTCATATTGACTTAAATCAAACGCCATCTTTCCACACTCCATCCTCATCTTGCATCGCTTCAGTTATTGTTTTAGCAATAGCGATGTATCCAAGCGCATCGGTGTAATTGTCATCAACTCGTGGATCCTGAGCTTGTCTGCTGATTTTGAGTAGGCACATGAGAATTGCCACCTCGTTTGGTTGAATTGGATAGCCCAAGTAAGCCGACCATAACTCTGCGATTCTTTTATGATTTGTGATCGGGTGGCCATAATCAGCACCTCTACTATGCAAGGTATCGATGACCTGTTCAAACAGCTTCTCAGTTCTTGTCATAGTCAAATACCTCATCGGTTTTAACTTTGTTCTCGATCATGCGGCGGTGCATATTCCAACCATCACGGCGACCTAGGTAGTAATAACGTGCTTCAGCATTTTCTTTATTAACGTGTATGTACCAACTGATGCCTAATAAACCAAGCATCCCATAACACACTGCATAAAATATATCTACTGTAACCATATAGCCCTAACTGTCCGCAAACTTTGCGGTACAGGCATAGTGTTGCACTTGTGTATGACTTTGTGGATTGTTTAGTGCCAAACTTAGATAACGTTTTGGTAACGATTTATTTGTAAAGTTTACCCTCAAATATAAAGCTGCCATCAGGCTGGATAGGGATAGTAACCACCTGGACTTTACGCTCATGTACATAGGCGACTGCAAAGCCTGTTTGCCAGTTTGCATACCCTCTAGTGTACGCCATGCCTGTTGAGCTAAGATCGACCAACATGCCGACTTCTACTCCCCATACAGTACGCCCTAATTTGCCTCTAGATGCCTCTGTAAAGGCCGACTGACCTAGTCTATGGGTATGCCCACATACCACGCTCTTTCCATGCCTTCTAGCCCCATTTAAGGCCGTTTGTCCTGGAATTTGACTAAGCGGGAAAGTATCGCCATGCACGGCTATCCAGCCAGGCGCCCAATCTATGCCGTGAGGACTAAATTTAATTTGTAATTTGTCATAACCCATGAACCGCTCATACTGCATCTCTGGCAAATTTAAGAAGCTAGGCAAACGCTTTTTGATTGATCGATAAAGTCTAATGCCGTGATTGCTACCGACCACATCTGTAACGCCTAGATAGGTTAATACTTCTTGTGTTAGTTGCCGATCATCATTTATGTTACCGACCATCTCATCAATCGTGCCAGCATTAAAACCGCCCAGCTGTGGTAGATCAATTTCATCTCCAATACAGATAGTGCGATGCGGATTCCACTTAGTTAAAAAACGGCCTACAGATTTTGTTGCCTTCTCATTAAAGAAGGGTACTTGGAGGTCACTGATAAACGCTATGCGCTTAATCGTCATCCTCATCTGGAGTAGGGATAGTTGGGATAATGCCATTGTCGCCTACTACCCAGTCAGGCATTGATGATGGACTATCCATTAAATACAGGCATACAGATTCTGAGAATCCAGCCTTACGTGCAGCTTTAAACATTTCATGCTTAGCAATATAAAACACTTCTAGCTTAGATAAAGGGTCGGGTGATTTACGTACCACACGCCTGTTAATCTTCTTTCGTTTACGAGTGCTAGCCATTTTTAAATTATGACTTACTAATTAAGATAAAGAGATCATCGACACGCTTCTCTAGTCTTGTTAATTGATCTTTCATACTAGAGCCACCATTAGGGCGTAACTCATTCAACCAGCCTTTAACTAAAAAACGTAATCCGACTAGCCCTCCTGATAGCACGGCCATAACGCCAGCGCCAAAGCCAGCCCACTCTGTAGGTGTCATGCTTCATTAGCACCGATGCCATAAGCACTATCGGATTTATCTAAAGCCCTAGCTGCTGGACCTGCTAAAGCTGCAACAATCACAGACACGGCAGGATCTAAACCTAATTCATTACTTGCTAAAAATGTTAGTAGCGATACAAGCACACCTCTAAAGTATGATTTGAGTATTGCTTTTTGCTTTTTGCTTATCTTCATATTTTGCCCCCCAGTAATGGGATGTCGAATGGTTTTCCATCGAGATCACCTAGTTTTGTAAAGCTACAATGCAAATGTTTTTTATGCGGGTTTATGCCTTTATATTTTCTCCAGCGCCAATTTAATATCTTCGAGCATATTCGCCCGTTATAGATGACGTATGATATGCGTGGATCCGACTTGGCTGCGATTCTAATTTGGTCAGCCAGATAAGGTGCGAGCCCATTGGATGGCTCCAGCCCAGAATCAATATCAATTGCTCGTACGTATCCAAACTCGTCTGCATTATGATCTGATTTTCTGGCGGAGTGACGGCTATCGCCCACCCACCCATCACTGGCAGTACGCCTATCTGGAAACCACGTATCAACTTGATCTCTTAACTGCACACCAGCTGCACATAATTTAGGTTGCAAGATAAACCTCTGGTGTTATCCAGCGGCAAGTGTCTTCATCAAAGCCTGTGGCATTTTTGGGTTTAGGTGCAATAAATGCATCTCTGGCTTCATCATAGGTATAATCAATACCTGCATAATTTTTGCGTATCTTGTTATTGTAACTTGTTTTAATCCAAGTGCCGCCGAGATTATCTATTAACCATTGATAACCTTCATCTCCTGCTGGATCATTATTGTCGCCAACTAAAACCCTGATAACAGTATTATTTTCATCAATTTCTGCCCAATGACTCATGCTGCATACCTCACAATAACTAATCCGCTTCCGCCCGCTGTTCCTGCAGCATTATTTCTGCCAGCTCCCCCGCCACCTGTATTTACTGTTCCAGTATTTGCATTATTTCCATCTGCGCCGCCGCCATTTCCACCATTTCCACCAGTTGTCAGTCCTGCCGCTCCCCCGCCACCTGCATAATAATATGTGCCACCAACATTTTCACCAGTTCCAGTTATAGAACCCCAAGATGAATAAGATGAATTACCTGCGCCACCATTTCCACCAGTATTTGTAGATGCATTTCCACCAACTGCGGCAGATCCACCCCCACCACCACCACCTTTAACATTGTTAGAATTACCACCAGCATAACCTTCAACTGGTGAATACGATCCAGCATTTCCAGCACCGCCTGTAATGTTATATCCAACATAAGCAGACGCTCCGCCACCACAACCACCTGAAAATGAACTTAAATCTCCATAATCTGCGCCACCTTTGCCACCGCCAGTTGCGCTAATGGAACCACAACTGGTATTTCCACCATTAGCGTATTGAGCACCGCCAGCACCAATAGTTATTGTATTAGTTCCTGTTATTGTTTGTGAAGTTAAAACTCTAAATCCACCCGCTCCAGCGCCACCAGCTTTTCCGTCTGCATCCCCTGTATAAAGTCCGCCACCCGCTCCACCAGCAACAACCATTATGTCGGCAGTTACAGAGCCACTTGCAATTAAAGAGCCACTGGCGGTAAAAACTCTATATTTGTAACCACCTGATTCATATAAAGTGCCACCAGATAAAGGATCTGCGGGTATTGGTATTTGTGTAATTGATGACAAAATATTTAACATTTAAGCTACGGCTCCTACCACATACCAAGCATTAGCAGCGGTTTTAATACAAGCTGCTGATTTATATTGTGCAAGCGTTGGAGATGCAGCAGTAGCACCAGCACTTAACACTGTGGTTGTACCAGGTGTTACTGCGCTAATTGTGCAAGTTCCAGCACCTATATTTAAAACTGTAATAACAGTACCAACTGCAAAATTATATGTAGCATCGGTTGGTAATTTAAATGCAATAGCAGTTGCTTTATTTATTGGTATTAATTGTTGGTATTCATCACCGCTTGCAGCTGTGTAATCGGCTGTTTTAGCAGTTTGTACTGTGAAGGCTGGTAGCCCATTCCACATTGTGCTGGTAACTACATCACCAGTCGTGCCTGGCCAGGTTGGCATAATTTCTCCTTAGTAACTTAATACATCTTCATCTAGAGCGCTGTACCCTAGTATAAACCCATCAATGACACTTTCCAACGTAGTGAATACTGTACGGAAAGAGTTTGGAGTGATTGTGTTTGCCACGCCAAATATCTGCAAGGTTTTCTCTAGCTGAGACCCACCTGGTTGGGTTGTGATTACTGTAATCGGATCAAAAAAATCTAGGTCAAGGGCAGCAAGTATGCCTGCATCATAATTAGCGGTATATAGATCCAGTTCAATGGCATCGCATCGGATGGTGGTCTCAGCTCTAGAAGCTACATAAGCACGGGCATAATCTAGGGCTACCGCATCGGTCTGCATTAAAAGATCCTGCAGGTTATACGAATGGATAAAGTATTTGTCAATAGATGGCTGATTGATCGCTGTCTGTGGTGAGCCACCTGCACGGCTGATCTGAGCTGAATTAAAGATCAAGTTGTCATCTAGTTTCCACACAGCATTGGCATAAGAGATACCAGTGCCATCATCGGCAAAAACTGTAGGTGTGCCACCTATTGAAGCAGTAGCAGTTAATCTATCTTTAAACACAAACGAGCCATCGAAATCAACATAGACAGATCCGTATTCTGAATCGGCAACAGTCTGCATAGCGCCTAGAGAAGTGCGTGCGCTACCTGGATCGTTTTGAAGACTAGTTTGCCCCGCATCGATTGACCTCATTGATGCTGGCCAGGAGATTTGATCTAGTATTTGATTGATGCGTGTTCCTGATAAGTTGCCAGCAGTAGCACCTGTAACCGTAGAAATCTGTGCATTCTGGGCAAGTCTCATCGCATCTACAGCTTGTATAGTTGTATAGGCAACCTCTGTAGCATCTTTAGGCTGCGTGTTTACATAGGATGTAATAAAGCCTGAAAAGATTGGATAAGTAGTGCCAGAGTAGTTTGCAGTTATCTGCACCTTTTTCATAGGTGTCAGTAAGCCGTAATAAGGTCCTGCAGGATTTGTCGGATTGAAGTCGCCATTTTGATCTACAATTCGTAAGGTAAGTTGTCCAGTCTGAAATGTGTCAGTGAATGCGTTACGGCCTGTACTGGTCTGCACGTAATTAACTCGATTAGATACATCAACAATTACAGCTACAGAATCAGCCAATACGTTTGTGCCTAATATGCCAATGTCTAATTGCATAGCTTGTGCAGTGCTAGGTCCAGTGCTGAAGTTAATTATCGCATTGATTGTTGGTACAGCCATTAGGTGCCACCAGATAGACCGCCTGCAGGTGTAGTACCACGGCCCATCTTGTTAATTCTCAACAAAGTTTCGTTAATTGTGTCAGTTAAACTTTGCTCGGTTAATACTGATCCAGCCACGTTTACAGTTACTGGTGCGTATTCGCCACGTGATACGCCGCCCATATTGAAACTAGGGGTTGGAATAGGGCTAAAACCACCTCCGCCACTGCTAGGCACATTACTAATGTTTTTGTAAGCATCGCTGTATTCACCACGTTGAACTGCACCCATAGCGAATTTAGAGAATGAATCAGCTGCTAATGCTGCATTACTAATAGATTTTGCCAGTTGATTTGTTTGAAATGTTAATGCTGTATCTGCCAAGTATTGCTGGGCTTTAGCTGCGTTGCCATCTAATATTGCTAACTTTTCTGCAATACGTAAACGGGTTTCTTCATCTGTTGCCTGGTTGAGAGCCAACATAAGGCCAGCACGTTCTACATCATATTTAATCTTTAAGGCTTCTAAAGCATTCTTTTCTTTTAACAATTTCAATTCTGTGGCACGGGCTTTATTGCCTTTTAATATTGCATTGGCACGCTCAATATCTTTAGTAGCACTAGCCCCTAATTCATAAGTAAAATTAGATTTAGGTTTGGCGGCTTGGGTTGCCCCATAGTTTGCTGCACTTTCTAATAATGGTCCAACAATAGGTATAAAACTTAATGGACCACCTAGATTTTTGCTTGTTCCTGGTAAGTTTAAGAATTCTTTAGTTTTGGCAATAAGCAAAGCCATGCCATAAGTTGCGTTAGCAATATCTGTAGCAAAATCTTCCATAGCGCTGCCAGCGTTTTCTATAGAATTGTCTTTGGCTAAAACTTGTAAAGAATCTAATAAACCTTTACCAATAATCTCACTAGCGTTTTCTGCAGATACTTTTAATATATCCATTTTGCCAGCATAGGTATCTAACCTAGCTGCTGATTGGCCAGCAAACTTCTGATTAAGTTCCGCCATGATTTTTTCCATGTTGCCAGTTTTTAATGTGGCCTTGCTTATGCCTGCGCCTAATCTGCTAAGACCTGTAGTGTTGCCAGAGTATGCACGTGTTAGGGCTGAACTGACTTCTTGAACTGACTTGCCTGTAGCTGCACTTATGTTTAAAGCAGTGGCTAAAGCATCTTGGCTTTGTGTAACAGATCCAGTAACTGTTAATAATTGTTGGAATGCTGGGCGCAGTTGATCGTCTAATACACCAGTGGTCTTTTGTAGGTTCGCTATGTAATATTCAACAGATGGTGCAGCAAATGCAAAGCCAGTATTTTTAAGTTGTAATTCTAAAGCCTTGGCAGCCTTCTCATCAGCCATAAATGCTGAGACTGCCTTCTTGCTGTAATTAAATAATGCAGTGGCGCTGAACACTCCAGCAAATACTTTGCCAAAACTCTTAACTTGTTTTTCAAATGCTGATACTTCTTTCTTACCTTTTTTTAATCCTTTGTTATCAAAGGTGCTAAGTGCGGAGACTACTAAAGTAGGCACAATTACAACCCCTTAAATCCACGAGCTGATCGTTCTTTGTAAAATCCTAATACCTGGGTCTTTTTCTCTAAAGGTAGTTTTTTGTAATAAGCAAATACTGCATCGTTAATGGCTTTTTCAATATTTTTATATGCATCGCCTTGTTCTTCTTTCCAAGCCTTAAAGATGGCACGGCCTTTATTTTTGCGACCTCTGCGGCCTACTGATCCTGCCATAGTTGCATCTTCTACACCTGGTAATGCAGCTATAAATTGAATACCAGCATTAGGGTTTAGTGATGCGCCACCTTGACCAGAAGTCTTGCGACCTGCAGTCTCATAAATAGCACCAGCTGCAGATTCATTAGATACATAGTTGTAAACGCTGTAGCCTTTTTTATTTTTCTTATTAGGGCCTAGTTTGTATTTAATTTCTGATCTAGCAGTTTGTTGGTCATAAGCAGGGAATGGTCTGCGTTGGCCTGGTTGCTGTGGTGCTTGTTTAAGCCAGCCACTTAAAACATTTTGATTGGCAGGTAAGTATTGTTTAGCCTTATTAGCAGTCTTTAACATTGGGGCTTTCAAACTTGCCCTAACGTTTTTGTACATATCTTCGTCTATTTCATCAATAGCCTTTAGGAACTCTCTAACGCCGTTTACCACGACTGGCATTTTTGATCTCCTTAGCTCTATCTGTCAATACCTGGATTATTGCTAGATACATTTCAGTATCCATATCAATAAACTCTCTAGGCGGTATTCCAGTCTCTACTGCTAATTGTGCAATAGTGTAAGCAATAGAATTCCGCTCAGTTATTTTTTTTCTTCGTCTAATACCTCGACAGTATCTAGAGTGTCTATAAACTCTGATCCCCATAAAGGTATCTGT